GCCAGATTTTTGTGCGCGCAGGTTTTGGAGGGGGGGGTACTCCCTCCAGGGGGCAAAAGCGGATGCCGCGAATGCGCAGGCTGATGCGCGATGCACTTGGCCAGGCTCCTCACCGCCCGGCCTTGCTTTGGTAGAAGCCGGAGATCAGCGCCGGCCACGGACGCAGCGAGTAGCCCCCAATTTTTTGGCCCAAACCATGACCGGAACACGAGGACCACTGCCCAAGCCCGCCGCCCTGAAGCTCCTGGAGGGGAACGCAGGCAGGCGACCGCTGGATCTGAGCGCCGGGGTCAACCCGCGCGTGGAAATTCCCAGCGCTCCACGGCACCTGGGCAAAGAAGCGGCCAAGGAGTGGAAGCGGATCACACCAATCCTGGAGGAGCTGGGGCTGATCAGCGGCCTGGACCGAACGGCGCTGGCGATGTACTGCCAGGCGCAAGGCCGGCTCGCTGAGCTGGAGACCGCCTTCAACGGCCAGGTCAAGCGGCTGATGGAGGCGCAAGGCCTGGAGTACTCCGATGCGGTGTACGAGGCCAGCTACTCCAAGACGCCCTCGGGTTACGCGCAGCAGAGCGTGCTGATGCAGCTCATCAAGTCGCACCGCGACCAGGTGAACCGGCTGCTGATGCACTTCGGGCTGAGCCCTGCTGCCCGGGGCCGGGTGCAGGCATCGAACTACGTGGACACGACGCTGACGCTTCCGGGCATGGAAGAAAAGCCAGACAGCTTCCGCAAGTTTCGAGCAGTGACCTGAGTCGATGAACCGCTATGTCGAAGCCGCCTTGGCCTACGCCAGGGCGGTGGTCGCGGGCGAGCTGATCGCCTGCAAATGGACGCGACTGGCCTGCCAGCGCCAACTCAGCGACCTGGAGCGAAAGCGCAGCGAGCAGTGGCCCTGGCAGTTTGATCACGAGATAGCCAGCAGGCCATGCGAGTTCATTGAGCTGCTGCCGCACATCAAGGGAAAGTGGGCGCGGGAGGGCCGATTGATCACGCTGGAGCCCTGGCAGTGCTTCATCCTGACCACAGTCTTTGGATGGGTGCACGCCGAGACCGGCCTGCGCCGGTTCAGGGAGGGCTACACCGAGGTGCCGCGCAAGAACGCCAAGAGCACGCTCTCAAGCGGCCTGGCCCTGTACATGCTGAGCGCCGATGGTGAGCATGGCGCCGAGATCTACAGCGCAGCGACCACGCGCGACCAGGCCAGGATCGTCTTCGATGACGCCAAGGCCATGGCCGCGCGCACGCCTGGTCTGCGCACGGAGCTTGGCGTGGCCATCATGCAGCACAGCATCACGGTGGCGCACCGCGCCAGCAAGTTCACGCCACTGGCCGCCGAGGGCAGCACCCTGGACGGGTTGAACGTGCACTTCGCCGTGATCGACGAGCTGCATGCGCACAAGACGCGGGCGGTCTATGACGTGATCGATACCGCCCGGGGCGCGCGTGAGCAGTCGCTGCTGTGGAACATCACGACCGCAGGGACAGACCGCTCGGGCATCTGCTACGAGCGCCGCACGCACGTGGCCAAGGTGCTCGATGGGGTGATCGATGACCCGGCCATGTTTGGGATCATCTACACGATTGACGAAGGAGACGATCCGCACGATCCGAGAAGCTGGGCCAAGGCCAACCCGAACTGGATGAAGTCGGTGCTGGAGGACGACATGATCGCCGCCAGCCGCAAGGCTGAGGCCATGCCATCGGCGCTGAACAACTTCCTGACCAAGCGCCTGAATGTCTGGGTCAACGGCGAGAGCGCATGGATGGACATGCGCACCTGGGATCGGGGCAGCGACCCGAATCTGCGCGACAACCTGGCCGAGTTCTACGGCGCAAAGGCCTGGATCGGCCTGGATCTGGCGCAAAAGAAGGACTTCGCTGCGCTCGCACTGGTGTTCGAAGCCGATCTTCCAGAGCGCGAGGCCGATGGAAGCACCTCGCTCAAGCGCAAGTGGTGTGTGTGCACACGTCTGTACCTCAACGAGCTGGCGGTGCAGGAGAGCGGCAATGCCCACCTGACCGGCTGGGCCAGGCAGGGCTATGTGCAGGTGACCGATGGCGACATCACCGACTTTGACGTAGTGGCCGAAGACCTGCGCACGCTGTGCCGCAACTTCGACGTGCAAGAGATCGCTTTTGACCCGGCCCTGTCGATGTACTTTGCCGGCAAGCTGATCGAGGAGGGCTTGCCGCTGGTGGAGATCAGCCAGCGGGCCATGTTTTTCACGCCGCCCCTCATCCAGGTGGAAAACCTGGTGCTGGAGAAGAAGCTGGCACATGACGGCAACCCCGTCATGACCTGGATGGTGAGCAACCTGGTGGTCAAGGTGAGCAAGTTCAACGAACTGCGCAGCCCGACCAAAGAGCGACCGGAAAACAAGATCGACGGCCCGATTGCCATGCTGATGGCGCTGGGCCGGGCGCTGGCGGTCACCGAGAGCAACACCGTAGAGCAAGGATTCGTCACACTATGAACGAGCAGAACACCGTCTGGAGCGAGGCGCAACGCCGCGCAGCCGTGCCGGGCTCCACCGTGCTCGCGCGGTTCATGGCGGAGCGCGAGGCCTTGCGCGCCATCAGCAACGCCGCTGGCAACGGTGCCACGCAGACCTATGTCAGCTCCGACCCGCGCGTGGTCGAGCTGCTGGGTGGCGGCAACATGGCCACCAGCGGGTTGCACGTCACGGCCGACAGCGCCATGCGCGTATCGGCTGTGTACGCCTGCGTCAGTCGCATCGCTGGCGCCATCAGCAGCATGCCGGTCAACCTGTTCCGCCAAAGCGGCGGAACCAGCGAGCAGATCGAGGGCGATCCCATCTGGTGGCTGCTCAACGAGGAGCCGACCGCTCGTTTTACATCGGCATCGATGTGGGAGCAGGTGGTCAGCCAGATGCTGCTGCGCGAGTCGGGCTTTGTGTACATCGGCCGCGACCCACTGGGCCGCCCGCGCGAGCTGATTCCGCTGCCTTACGACGAGGTAAGGGCCTACCGCAGCGACGACGGTCAGCGCCTGCAGTACTCCATCGAAGATGTCAGGCGCTGGGGCGCCGACCAGGATGACATGCTCCACTTCCCCGGCTTTGGCTTCAACGGCCTGCGGGCGATGAGCGTGATCCAGTACGCCGCTCGCAACGCCACTGGCAACGCGATGGCCATGGACGAGTACAGCGGCAAGTTCTTTGCCGGTGGCGCGCACCCGTCCATCGTGCTGAGCTCCGACAAGCCCATGAAGCAGGAGCAAATCGACACGCTGCGAGAAGCCTTTGCGGCCAAGTACAGCGGGGTCAGCAACGCCCACAAGCTGCCGCTGGTGCTGACGGAAGGCATCAAGCACGACACCCTGAGCATCAACGCCGACGACGCCCAGCTGCTCGATGCCCGCAAGTTCCAGGTGGTGGACATTGCCCGCGCCTTTGGCGTGCCGCCTCACATGATCGGCGAGAGCAGCGCCAGCACGAGCTGGGGCAGTGGCCTGGAGCAGCTGGCAATTGCCTTTGTGCGCTACACCATCCAGCCGCACCTGGTGCGCATGGAGCAGGAGCTCAATCGAAAACTCTACCGACGAGCTGGCAAGGTGCTCAAGTTTGACCGCGCATCAGCCATGGCAGGCGACAGCAAGGCCGAAGCCGAAGCCGACAAGTCAGGCCTGGGCGGCCCCGGCGCCGGCCCCGGCTGGATCAGCGTCGACGAGGTCCGACAACGCCGCAAGCTGCCCCCGCTGGGCGGCAAATACGCCCAACCCTACTACCCCGAGCCCAAAGCCTCCGCTCGCGAATCCAAGCCCGCCAGCGATGCCGGCGACAAACCCGACCCCACCACCGGAGACCAACCATGAAAAAACTTGTGCAACTGCTGCGTGACAACGCCAGCGCCGAGCGCAAGCCGGTCAGCCTGATGCGCGCTGAAGGCAGCGCTGACGCCACGCTCTACCTCTACGACGTGATCGACGCCTACTGGGGCATCAGCGCCAAGGAAGTGGCCCAGGCCATTGCCGGACTGGACGCCGCCACCACCCTTCACCTGCGTATCAACAGCCCGGGCGGTGACGTGTTCGAAGCCCGCGCCATTGCAGCAGCCATCGCGCAGCATGGCGGCAAGACCGTCGCCCACATCGACGGCTTGGCCGCGAGCGCGGCCACAACCATTGCCAGCGCAGCCGACGAGGTGGAGATCGTGGACGGCGGCTTCTACATGATTCACAACGCCTGGACCTTTGCGATGGGCAACAAGCACGACATGCGCGAAACCGCTGCCCTGCTGGACAAGGTGGATGGCGCCATCGTGGGCGACTACGCCAAGCGCACCGGCGCCAGTGCCGAGCAGATCACCACCTGGATGGACGCCGAGACCTGGTTTACCGCCCAAGAAGCGGTGGACAACAAGTTCGCCGATCGCCTGGCCACCTCAGAAAAGCTGAGCAACCCGGGCAACAACAGTGCCAAGACCTTCAACCTGGCCGTCTTTGACAAGACTCCCCAGGCCTTGCTGGCGCCACCCGAGCAACCCGACCCCGAACCCGTGGACGCCGCCGCCTGGCGCGTGCACAACGAGCGCCGCCTCAAGCTGCTCGACCTGAACGCCTGACGCGCTCTCGCGTTGCGTACCAGCCGCCCTCGGGCGGCTTTTTTCATTGCTCAACCACCCCTGAAAGGAAATCCAAATGAGCATCCAAGCCCTGCGGGAGCGCCTGAACTCCCAAAAAGCCGAAGCCCGCAAACTGCTGGACGAAAAAGGCTCCACCACCTGGACAGCCGAAGACAAGGCCAAGTTTGACAACCTGGTGGATGAAGCCGAGCGCACCGAGCAGCAGATCGAGGCGCATCAGCGCCTGCTTGACAACCGCGCCGACGAAGACTTCAACGACCTGCCCAAGGCCGAGCCCAAAGCCAAGAAGTCGGCCACCATGCAGGCCGCCGAGATCTACATGCGCACCATGAGCCGCAACCTGACGGCAGAGCAGCTAGCGCTGATCCAGAACACCATGAGCACCACCACCGGCAGCGAAGGTGGCTTCACCGTCAAGAGCGATGTGGCCAGCTCGGTGATTGAGGCGATCGCCAGCTACGCCGGCATCCGCGAAGTGGCCAGCCGCATCGTCACCGCCCAGGGCAACCCGCTGTCGTACCCGTCCAGCGATGGCCGCACCGAAGAGGGCGAGATCATTGCCGAGAACGCCACCGCCAGCGATGCAGACATGGCGTTTGGCACCGTGCCCTTGAACGTGTTCAAGTTCAGCTCCAAGGTCATCGCCATCCCGATCGAGCTGCTGCAAGACACCACGGTGGACATCGTCGCGCTGCTCAACAAGCGTGTGCGCGATCGCATCGGCCGCATCCAGAACCGCATGATGACCGCTGCCGGCACCGGCACCGGCTCGCCCTTCGCGCTGGTGTCAGCTGCAGGCGTGGGCAAGGTCGGCGCCAGCGGCCAAACCGCCACCGTCACCTATGACGATCTGATCGATCTGATCGACAGCATCGACGAAGGCTACGGCGAAGACGGCAAGCGCTTCATGTTCGGCCAGACCGTGCGCCGCATCGTTCGCAAGATCAAGGACACCGCTGGCCGCCCGATCTGGACGCCCAGCTACGACCTCGGCATGAGCGCGCGCACGCCCGATCTGCTGCTCGGTTACCCGGTCCAGATCAACAACCACATGCCCGCGCCTGCGGCCAACGCCAAATCCATCGCGTTCGGCGACCTGGGCCAGTACCACATCCGCGACGCCATGGACGTCACGCTGTTCCGCTTCGAGGATTCCGCGTACCTCAAGAAGGGCCAGATCGGCTTCCTGGCCTGGTCGCGCTCGGGCGGCAACCTGCTCGACCCCAACGCCGTCAAGGTGTACCAGCACAGCGCCACCTGATCCTGGCGTGCAAGCAAGCCCGGCCAGCTCTTTGCCCGGCCGGGCTTGACCTCCAAACACCTTCCTGAAGGACTCAACCATGAAAACGAAACTCATCGCCCTGGTGGCGCTGGCCACCGCCGAATTCAGCTTTTTGCAGGCGGACGTGGCCGCCGGCACCGAGTTCGAAATCGACCCGGAGCAGGCCGAACTCCTGCTGACCAACGGCAAAGCCAAGCTTGCTGACAGCCCTCCTGCCGCAGGCAAGAGCAAAGTGGTCAAGGTCCGCGTGCTGACGGAATGCGCCCATGGCCAGGCCAACGACGTGGTGGAGCTGGCGCCAGATGTGGCCAAGCAAGCCGAAAAAGACGGACTGGTGGACACCGACAAAACCGCCGTGGCCTATGCCCTGAGCCTCAAAGCCGCCGCTCAGTAACCCCCTGGCCCGCCCGCCCGCCCGCCTGCTTTGCGACGGGACGGGCCGCAACAGCACTTCGTCTTCCGACCCACCAGCATCCGCTCTTGAACCACCCCGGCTTGCTGCCGGGGTCTTTACAGACGTGCGTCCGCCATGCTTTCGACCATGCCAGAACCGACCACTTCAAGCGCCGCAGGCGGCTTTGCCGCTTACAAGTTGGCCGTTGCCCTGGGCCTGCCCGCTGGCCTTGCCGCCATCGTGGTCATGCTGTGGATCCAGCCCAAGTCCCCGCGCGAATGGGCCATGGCGCTCATCTGCACATTCGTAAGCTCCGTGTGCGGCGGGGCGGCGGTGGTGCAGCACTACAGCCTGCAGGCCTGGGCGGACAGCTACAACGGGCTGATGGCACTGGGTGGTGTCGTCTTCGCTTGCGGCCTGCCCGGCTGGGTGCTGGTGCGGGCCGGGTTCGCCTGGCTTGAAAAGCGCAAAGGCAAAGACCTGGGCGAGCTGGTGCGGGACGCTCGCGAGGTGACCAAATGAAACTCACGCAGAACTTCACCTTGCAGGAGCTGACCCGCAGCGCCAAAGCCCAGAGCCTGGGGATTGACAACGCCCTGCCGCCTCAGCTGCTGGGCAACGTGCAATCGCTGGCCGAGATGCTAGAGCGCGTGCGAGATGCGCTTGGGGGTAAGCCCCTGATCGTGACGAGCGGCTACCGGTGCCGGGAGCTGAACAAGGCAGTGGGTGGCGTGACCACCAGCGACCACATCCAGGGGTGTGCGGCCGATGTCTTGTGCCCATCGTTCGGCACTCCCTACGCAATGGCAAAGCGGCTCGCCTCCCAGCTGGACCGGCTGGGGATAGGGCAGATGGCGCTGGAGGGCATTGGGGGCAAGAGCTGGCTGCACCTGTCAACACGAATCCCTGCCCGAGCCGCAGATCGCGTGATCACCATCACGGATGCGGGCGCGCAGCTGGGCATTCAGCCCCTCGCCTGAGCACAGACGGTCATGCTCAACACCTCCATCCGAATCGCCGCGGCCATGGCCGCCGCCATCGCCTTGCTGGCCAGCCACCAATGGGCCCATCAGGCGGGCCAGGACAGCATCCTGAGCCAGTGGCACAAAGCCAAAGCCGAAGACGCCGCCGCCTGGGCCGCCGCTGAAGTCAGGGCGCGAGAGCGAGAGCGCCAGATTGCCACTCAACTACGCACCGCACAGGAACGCCATGCTCAAGAAGTCACACGCCGCGCTGCCGATGCTTCTGGCGCTCGCCATGAGCTTGAGCGCCTGCGCACACAAATTACCAGCAGCAGCCTGCCCACCTGTGGAGCCGCCCAAGCGGCCAGCGCCACAAGAGGAGCTGATGCGCCCACTACCTTCCCAGAGCTATTCAGCCAATGCTCAATTGCTCTTTCAGACCTGGCGGCAGAAGCTGATCGACTTGCAGGGCAAGTGAGCGGGCTGCAGCAATACCTTCATGCCACACAGGAGCCACCCCATGACCGTGCGCCGAATTGAAAAGCTGCCCGGCGCCGAGGAGCCCGTGACGCTCACCCTGGCCAAGAGCCAGATCCGAGGTGCCGATTGCGCCGACGAGGACGCGCTGATCGAGCATTACATCAGCGTGGCCAGATCCACGCTGGAGGACCGGCTGCAGCGCACCCTGGTGCGCTCCCGCATGCGCCTGATGCTTGACGCGTTCGAGCCCACCCTCGAACTCACGCAGCCACCTTGCGTCCAGGTGGAGTCGCTGCGCTACTACGACACCCAGGGCGCGCTGCAGACACTGGACCAGGCGCTGTACCAGGCAGACACGATCAGCGAGCCTGCTCGTCTGACGCCCATCACTGACACGAGCTGGCCACAGACACAAGAGCGCCTGAACGCCGTGCAGGTGGAGTACATCGCAGGCTACGAAAACGGCCAGACGCCCGAGCCGCTGGTGCAGTGGATCTTGCTGGCGGTGGGGGATCTGTACGAGCAGCGCACCCGCAGCAGCGAAAAGCCCGTCATCGCTCAGCACTTTGCTGAAGGCCTGATCGAGCCGTACCGCATCTTGAGCATCTGAGGCGCCATGTTCACCATCGGGGAATTTGACCAGCGCATCACGCTGGAGCGCCTGACCACCGCGCCCAATGAGCTCAATGAGCCCGTGGGCGCCTGGCAAGAGGCGGCCAAGGCCTGGGCTCGGGTGCGCCCGGTCAGCCAGCGCGACATGGTCGAAGCCGACCACCCCTGGTCCGCTGCTACCTACATCTTCACGGTTCGAGGCTGCGGCGCCCTGGCACCGCAGGACATCATGACCATGCGCCTGAACTGGCGCGGCGATTTATACGAGGTCATCGGCGAGCCGCTGTGGCTGGACGCCCGCAAGTACCTGCAGATCAGGGCCTCCACCTGGAAGGGCGCGAATGACTGACACCCGCGTCAAGATCGAGGGCGTCCAGGCCTTCATGCGCCAAATGGCGAGCATGCCTGAGACCCTGCGCAGGGGCGTTCTTCGCAAGCTCATGCGCGAAGCCATGCGGACCGTGCGAGACGATGCACGAAGCAAAGTCCCGGTGCTGGCCAAGCCGGTCTTGAGCGGCTCAGGCGCCCCCAGAAGGCTGCCCGGCACTCTGCGCAAGGCCATCAGCGTGCGCACCTCCAAGGCGGAGGCCAAGGCGGGCAACGTGGGCGTCTTTGTCAACGTGCGCCCCTTGCCGGGCAACATCTGGCGCAAGTCAGGCGCCACCAAGGTCATGGTCAAAAAGAGCAGCCGAGGCGCAGACAACCCGCGCGACCCCTACTACTGGCGCTGGATCGAATTCGGCACCAAGGTACGCAAGACCCGCAGGGGCAAGCTGCTGGGTGCCGTGCGCGCTTACCGCTTCCTGCAGGATGCGGCCGACTCGATCAAGGTGGCAGGCGACAAGCTGCAGGCTGCGATGCGGGCCTGGGCGCAAGACGCAAACAAGACCGGACAGATCAAATGAGCCCTGAAAAAACACTGCTGGACGCCCTGCAGGCCAGCGCAGCGTTGAGCGCCCTCATCGCAGACCGCGTCCGGTTTGACCGCGCCGACGAGGGCGACCTGGTGCCCTTTGTGGTGCTGGGGCGAGAGGATGCGACCGGCTTCACGACGCTGAGCGATCAGATCGACAACCCGGACATCCCCTTTGCCATCAACTGCTGGGCAGGCACGCGCTTGCAGGCCGAGCAGATTGCAGATGCCTGCCAGGCCGCCCTGCATGGACAGGGCATCGCCGTGATGCAACGAAGCGCCGCCTACAGCGACGAGGTCTCGCTGCATGCCTCGATCTTGAAAGTGCTGCTGGACTGACCGCGCCAGCGCCGAGTTTCCCGCGGCCGTCAGGGGCAACCCCGACGGCTTTTTGTTTGCCGCAGCTGCGGCGCATCTATGAAAGGACACCCAAATGGGTATCAAAGTCTTGAAGGGCCGCAACGTCAAAGTTGAAGTGGCCACCGCGTTCGGCACTTCCAAAGCAGTGACTGGAATCACCAAAGCCAACCCCGGCGTGGCCACCAGTGCCGCCCACGGGTTCACTGCTGGCCAGGTCGGCTACTTCGATGTGTCTGCAGGCATGGTCGAGCTCGATGGCCAGGCCGCCACCGCAGACAACGTTGCGGCCAACACCTTCGATCTGACCGACATCGACACGCGCAACTACAGCACCTTCACGGCGGGCAATTTTGTGCCGGTGCAAACCTGGGCCACCCTGGCCAACTCCACCAAGGTGGACATCGCGGGCGGCGAGGCCAGCAAGATGGACGTCACCACGCTGCTCGACACGCTCAAGCAGGAGGAAAACGGCATGTTGGCCGCGCAAAGCGTGAGCATTGACCTTCTGGCCGAGCAAGTCGGAAACGCAGCCGCCAAGGCCCTGCGAGCAGCCGCCCGCGACGGCAGCTACGTGGTGGTGCGCATCACGTACCCGAATGGCTCGCGCCGCATCTTCCGTGGCCAGCCCTCACTGCCCGGCGAATCCACCAGCATCGACCAGGTGGTCAGCGGCTCGCTGAGCATCACGGTCAAGGGCTTCGTGGTGATGACGGACCTGTGATTCGATGACGCCGCAGCAAATCCTCACCAAGATGCGGGCGCAGCGCGAGCTGCGTGTGGAGATGGGCAGTGGGCGCAGCATGACCATGCTGCTGCCCACGGAGCTGCAGATCCAGCGCGACCTGATCAAGCTGCTGCCGGGCGCATCTCCAGACGATCCGCCTCGCGCAACCCTGGAGCTCGATCCCGACACCGTGCACGAGTACGTGGTGGGATGGGCTGGCTACACCACCTCCGACCTGCTGGGGCCGGCCGGTGGCGACGATCCTGCGCCCTTCGCTTCCGTCCTCGTTCAGGAGTGGCTGGCCGAGCATGCCTCGGACGTGACCACTTTGACGTCGGCCTTGCTCACGGCGATCAACGACCGTTTCAAAGCCAAGGCAGAAGCCGAAAAAAACTCCTGAGCCTCCTCGATGCTGGACACGGCATCGAAATGGAGGGTGAAGAGCAGCCCGACGCCGACAGTCTCCAGCACCTGCACCTTCAGGCCTGGGCGCTGCTGAAAAACGGCATGGGCGGCCTTGACTGGGCGGGCCTGCCCTACGTCATAGAGCACCTGGGCCTGCAGGATGTGTCCGCGCTGATCGACGCGTTACAGACGATCAAGACCTACCAGAAGCCCGAGAACAACCCCGAGACCTGATCATGGCGATTGCAAAGTTCACCATTGAGATGGCGGCCGACCTGAGCCAGCTGCGGCGCGATGTGCAAAACATCAATGCCGTGGTCAGCCAGATGGGCGGCCAGATCGCCAAGAGCTACGCCCCGACCACGGCCGCCATGGCCAACGTGGGCAAGGCCCATGGGAAGATGGCTGACCAGGCTCAGGCCAGCGCAATGGCTCAGCAAAAAGCAGCCCGGCAGACCAGCTACGAGAACATTCAGCTGGCCAACCAGCTGCAAGACTTTGCCATCCAGGTCGCTGGCGGGGCCAATCCGCTGCTGGCTTTTGCACAGCAGGGCTCTCAACTGACGGCCGTCTACGGCGGCGCAGGCGCGGCCCTTCGCGCCGTCACCGCCCTGCTGACGCCTTTCAACTTGGCCATTGCAGGCGGTGCTGCTGCCGTAGGCGGCATGGTCTACGCCTTCATCAAGGGCGACGAGCAGTCGGCCGAGTTCCGAAAGAGCCTGGTGCTGACCGGCAATGCCGCGGGCATGACGGCCGGCCGGTTCGAGGCCTCGGTGCGCACCATCAGCGACTCCGCTGACATCGGCGCCGGCAAGGCCCGCGAGATCGCCCAGGCGCTGGTGGCCACAGGTCGCTTTGGCCCTCAGGGCTTTGAAGAGCTGGCCAAGTCAGCCGCCGCGCTGTCCAAGCTCACGGGCAAGACGGCCAGCGAAGTCGCCCAGGAATTCACCCGCATGGCGGACTCCCCGTCGCAGTTTGCTGCGTCCATGAACCGCACGATGAACTTCCTGACGGACAAGCAGCTGCAGTACATCAAGACGCTGGAGGCCAACGGCCGCCGCCAGGAAGCCATGTTCGCCCTGCAGGAGGCCCTGGCCGCCCGACTGGGCACCCAGGTACCCCAGAGCCTGGGCTATGTCGAAAAGGCCCTGGCCAGCTCCAAGAAGGCCTGGAACGACTTCTGGGATGCAGCTTTCAATGTGGGGCGCACCGAGCCTGTTGAAAAACAGTTGGAGCGCCTGTCTCGGATCATCGAGCAAAAGCGGGCAGGCCTTTCCGCAGTCAATCCAGAAAGCCGAGCCGCTCGCGTTTTGCAGCAGGAACTCAATGTCGCCCTGCAGGAGCAGGCCGGCATCCAGGAGACGATCCGCCTGCAGCGACGCTCGGCCGATGCCGAGGCCAGCAAAGCCCAGGACGAACGAGCCGCCACGGAAAAGCGCGAGCTCGAAGAGCGCCTGCGCAGCCAGAACCTGGCCCTGAGCGCATCCAAGCAGCAGCTGGCCGGCAAGACCGACATCCTCGCGGCAGACAAGGAGATCTTCCGGCTGGAGCAGGCGCTGGCCGTCAGCGCCGACCAGTCCCCCCAGGCGCAGCAGCTCGTGCGCCAAGCCGTCGCCCGCCAGGAGCTGATCAAGCTGGCCAAGGAGGAGGCGCAGATCCAGGGGGACATCGCCCGCGCCCGCGCCAGCGTGATCGCCACCGACCCCTCCAGCGCGATCCAGGCCGAGAACCAGATCACCCAACTGCGGATTCGACAGAAGGAGATCGACGCGCAGCGCGACAAGATCAACACCTCGCTGCTCTTCGGCCAGCAGCTCATGCTCCGTGCGCAGCGTGACGAGGGGTACGCCTGGTCGGACAAGATCCGCTCGATCCAGGAGGCCACCCGCGAATACCAGATGCAGCTCGAAGCGGTTGGCAAGACCGCCATCGAGGTGCAACGCATCGGAGAGCTGCGCAAGATCAACGAACGGTTCCGCGTCGAAGAGGAGGCCCTGAACCGCCGCGAGGACATTAACGCCGAGCAGCGCCGCGCCCGCCAGGCGCAGATCGCCCAAGAGCGGGACAGCCAACTGCGCGCCTACGCCCAGCTGCACGCGGACCGCTACCAGCAGATCTACAGCGCCGAGCGTGGCGTCAGTGACGCGGTCCTGGAGTACGCGCAACGCACCCGGGAGGCCGGTCAGCGGGCCAAGGAGGCCTCCGCGACGATCCTGAGCAGCATGGAAGACGGCATCGTCCGCTTTGTGACCACGGGCAAGCTGTCGATCCGGGACTTTGCCAACACGGTCATTGCCGAGTTCGTCCGCATCAAGATCGCCCAACCCCTGGTCAACGGCCTGGCCACCGGCGACTGGCTGGGCAAGCTTTTTGGCGGCGGCTTGTCCAGCAGCCCCGCGCTCGATGCCGGCTCTGTGCCCATTGCAGGCAACCTGGCGGCCAACGGCATGGCCTTTGGAGCCAGCGGCTTGCGGGCCTTCGCCAGCGGCGCAGCCTTCACCAACAAGCTGATCACACGCCCGACCCGCTTTGCCTTTGCTGGCGGCGCGGCCATGGGCCTGATGGGCGAGGCGGGCGCGGAGGCCGTGATGCCGCTGCAGCGGGACAGCCGGGGCCGCCTGGGCGTGCTGGTCTCGGGCGGCGAAGGCTCGTCGCCGGCCATTACCGTGAATGTGATCAACCAGGGCGGCGGCCTGGAAGTGACCGGGCAGCGGGTCAGCCGCAGCAGCGGCGGCGGCTTCAGCGTCGATGTAATGGTCCGGCAAATGCAGGACGCCCTGGCCGACAACATCTCGGCTGGCTCGGGAAGCCTTTTCCAGGCCATGAGCGGTCGATTCACCAAAGCAGGGGCCACCTAAATGCCGGCAACTTTTCCGACCGATGTGCCCTGCGTCCTGGGCAGTTACAGCGAGGAGCGGGACAGCGCCGTGTTGCGCTCCGAGATGGAGCGCGGCGTGCCAAAGCAGCGGCGCATGTCCAGCGATGTGATGGTGCAGGTCAAGGTGATCCTGCAGTTTCGCGATCAGACGCATGCGCAGAACTTCGAGGCCTGGTTCGATGGCCAGATTGGCGCCGGCACCGACTGGTTCACCTGGAAGCATCCGCGAACCAACCAGGACGTGCTTGCCCGCATCGTCAGCGGCGCCCTCGGCCCCTTGTCGCCCGTGCATGGCACATGGCGCGCCGGCCGTCAGCGATGCCGACGTGATGCCACCTTTGAATACCTCCAGCAGGCCTACTGATGGCAGTCTCACCGAACTCCCGCTCCCAGCTGCAGGCCACGAGCGATGGCCAGGGCTTTCTGGAGCTGCTCATCATCGAGCACGCCACCTGGGCCAGCCCGGTGCGCATCGTCAACGACAGCCGCGACTGGATCATCGGTGGCAACACCTTCGTGGGCCTGCCCGTGCGCATCAAGCTGCCCAGCAACACGCAAGGTGAAAACCCGCGAGCCCGCCTGCAGATGGACAACGTGGGGCGCGACCTGACGTCGGCGCTGGAAGCCCTTCCGGTGGGCAGCGTCCTGCTGGCGACACTGCAGCTGGTCAGCCGCGCCACACCGACCGTGGTCGATTACGAGTTCGTCGCGCAGCTTTCAGGCATCAGCGTCACGCCCACGGTGGTGAGCTGCACGATGGGGCCGGATGACACCATGCGCCAGAGCGCCGTGCGGGTTCGATTTGATCCGCAGAACGCGCCTGGTCTTTTCCCCGGCTGACATGGACGAACAGCAACAGTGGCTTCGCGCCCAGGCCTACGTAGGGCGCGAATACATCCCGGGCCAGTACGACTGCGCCCACCTGGCCATCGATGTGCAGCGTGAGCTGTTTGACCGGCAGATCAGCCTGCCCGCGCCCCACCGCCTGGGCCGTGCCGGCCAGGTTGCCCAGATCCGGGCGTTGCGCGACGAACTCGCCATCCGCATTGACAAGCCGCAGCACGGCTGCGGCGTGCTGGTCACCACCGCGTTGGAGCGCGGGCCGCAGTGGCACATCGGAACGGTATTGATTCATCACGGCGATCCGTGGGTGCTGCATAACAGCGCCCACCTTGGGTCGGCCGCTCTCCATCGCCTCGCCGACTTTGCGCGACGAGGCCAAGCGATTGAAGGGTTCTACAGGTGGAAGTAATCGAGCATCCCACGGGCAGGCAGCTGCGCCTGGTGCGCACGCCACACCCGCTGACCACGCAGGGCCAGACCAGCCTGGCGCTCATCACGAGCGAGCACGAGACCCTGGCCACGCTGCTGCAACGCCACGACGTGGACGCCAGCTGGATCGTCGAGGTCGGCGGCCTGCAGGTCCCGCACCTCATGTGGTCCCGCACGCGCGTCAAGCACGGGCAGATCATCGAGTGCCGCCGCGCGGCCCAAAAAGACGTGGTGCGCGTGGTGGCACTGGTTGCGCTTGCCTTTTATGCACCCACGCTTGCCGTGAGCATGGGCTTTACCGCAGGCACTTTCACGGCGGCCCTTGCATCAGCGGCCATCGTGGCCGCCGGCGCACTGGTCATCAACCGCGTGCTGCCGCCCACTGTGGCGGCTCGCATGGACATGGCCAGCAACACGGCCGAGCCGACCTACAGCCTCTCAGGCGGGCGCAACAGCCAGCGCCTGTGGCAGCCCATGGCCCTGGTGCTGGGGCAGCCCTACGCCGTATTCGACCTGGCCAGCCAGCCCTACACCTACTTTGCCGGAGAAGAGCAGTACCTGGTTCAGGTGTTTCACCTGGGCGTCAATTGCCACCGCGCCAGCAGCCTGAAGATCGGCCAGACCGACCTGGCCGACTACTCCGACGTGTCCGTCTCCGCTCGTGGACTTTCGGGAAACGCGTATTCCACCGCCTTGCCAAGCACGAACGTGGACAGCATCGTCGGCGCCCTGCTGGACGCGCCGGCCAGCCCGGGAGCCTGGGTCACACGCACCAGCAGCGCCAACACTCGCCGCCTGGCCGTCGATCTGGAGGCCACCCTCTACGCGGTGAACACGCAAAACGGCGCCTGGGAGCGCCGCGACCTGGATCTTGACATTCAGTACGCGCCGGCCAATTCCAACAACTGGATCAACCTGCCCACCGGCACGTTCCGCCTTGACTCGACCGGCGCGCGTCAATACGCCCCGGCCGGCAAAGCCTGGCTATCGGGTAGCAGCAGCAAGGCCGTGCGCCTGAGCATCCAGCTCGACGTGCCGCCTGGCCAGTATGACGTGCGCATCCGCAAGATCAACGTCAACGACAACAGCACCTCGGCCCAAAACCAGGTCAGCTGGATGCAGCTGCGCTCGTTCCAGGCCGACCCCGCCAGCTACCCGGGCCAGGCGCTGCTTGCGCTCAACATCAAGGCCAGCGGTCAGCTCAATGGGGCCATTGACGAGCTCAACGGCATCCTGACAGCCAAACCCATGCCCCACTGGAACGGCAGCGGCTGGGTGACGGCCACCGACCGCACCAATGGCCTGTCCAACCCCGGCACCATTTTGCTGGCGTACATCCGGGGCTTCCACGACGAAAACGGCCGCCTCATGGCCGGCCTGGGATGGCCGGACAGCCGCATCGATGTCGAGGGCCTCAAGCGCTTCGCCCTGTGGTGCACAGCCAAGAGCTTTACCTTTGACGCCTATATCCAGGATCCACTCAGCCACGAGGACCTGATCGACGCCATCGCCTATGCCGGTCTGGGCACCCGCGCCTGGGTAGACGGCCGCCTGGGCGTGCAGTGGCTCGATCCCGATCAGCCCATGGAGGGCGTGATCAACATGGGCAACATGAAGGCCCAGAGCTTCAGCGTGCAGTACGACACGAACGACCGCGCCGACGAGATCGAGTATGGCTACTTCGACCGGTCGCAGGGCAACTCCTGGAACGCCTTGCGCGTGCTGGCTCCCGGCGTCACGATGCCGCGCAGCACCGCCCGGTTGTCCAACCTGGGCATCACCACCGAGGCGCATGCCGCTACCTTGGCGCGTCACGCCATGGCCCAGAACCTGTACATGGCCAAGGCCATCACCTTCGAGCAGGATCTGGAGCACCTGACCTATGGCCGGGGCACGGTTCTGGCCCTGAGCCACGACATGACGCAATGGGGCTACGGCGGGCGCCTGCGCGGCGTTTCCGTGGTCGCCGGCGTGGTCACCCTTGACCTGGACGATGCAGTGCCCGCAAGCGGCCCTGGGGGCGCCAGCAGCCGCTATATCGGCCTGCGCCTGCTGGGCGAGGCCCAGTACCGCATCTTTGCCGTCCAAGCCTTCTCGGGCACGGCCAGAAGCGTCACGCTGGCCGGGGCATGGCCCTCGGGCGTGCCGCTGCCAGGCGCCAGCGGTCAAGTGCATGACGCCCTGTGGATTTATGACTTCCGGGCCACGCCAGGCCAGAAGGTGGTGGTGAGCAGCATCGAGCCGGGCGACAGCCAGTCGGGCGCCCGGGTGACCGTGGTTCCGCTGCCCGACGAGTTTTGGCCTTATGTGTGGACGGGTGCCTACACGCCACCGCCCAACCGCAGCCTGCTCAGCACGCGCACCAGGGTGACGGCCGGCTCTGTCAAGGAGGTGCTAAAGCGGCAGGGCAACACCTTCTACACCGAGCTGACCGTGCAGTTCGACACCGAGGGCGCCCCGTCCATGATTCAGGTGTGGGCCAGCAGCGGGGGCGGCATCCTGCAGTTGCTGGGCTCCACCATGGACCGCAGTTTCACCTGGATGGGAGGCCTGTCGGAGACCTGGTCCATCGAGCTGCGGCCATTCAAGGGAGCGTTTCCGGGCGGCCCGCTGTCTTTGACCTACGCCGTCCAGGGCCTGAGCCTGCCGCCGCCGAGCATCTCCAGCTTCACGCTCAGTGGCAACGTGTTGTCATGGACGCCGGTGGAGGCGATCGACCTGGCGGGCTACAAGATTCGCTTCAACTATGGCAACAACGCGTGGTGGCCAACAGCCGCCGATCTGCACGATGGCCTGATCACCGAGTCGCCCTACACCCTGGTCAACCGCCCAGCCGGTCCGGCCACGCTGCTGATCAAGGCCGTCGACACGACGGGCAACGAAAGCACCACGGCCGCCACCATCATCACCGACCTGGGTGATCCGCTGGTGGACAACATCGTCAACAGCTGGCCCCAGCACCCTCTTTGGACGGGAACGAAAACCAACTGCGCCGCCTCCGGTGGCGCACTGGTG